TTGCCGGCAAAACGAAAAGCCACACCGTCGGGCTGGGTAAGTTTCAATGCGGTTTGTTGTCAACACAATGGTGGAGGCACAGCCGATCGGCGCAGCCGAGGAGGTCTCAAACCCACAGAACAAGGGTGGAGTTATTCATGTTTCAACTGCAACTACACCGCTAGCTTTATCCTTGGCCGTACTGTAAGTTATAAGGCCCGCAGGCTCTTGAGCTGGTTAGGTGTGCCCGATGCTGAGATCGATATATTAAACTTGGAAAGTCTAAGACATCGCAGTGTGCATGGCATCCTGGATGACCGACAACGTATGTTTAATGTGCTGTCTGGCATAGAGTTTGAAGAAAGAGAATTGCTGCCGCGTAGTGAGTTGCTGGTTGACGGACATGAATATCGAGAATATCTTCGTGCCAGGAAAGTACCAGATGACTATCCTGTAATGGTGCAGCTTTATGAAGCGAGGTCTTGGAAAAATCGTCCCAGTGTGATCATTCCATTCACACACAATGATCGCATAGTGGGGTACTCACAAAGATTCTTGGATGACCGGCGACCCAAGTACATCACTGACAGCCAACCTGGATATGTGTTTGGAACAGATTTACAGCACGACAATTGGACCAATGCAATTGTTGTTGAAGGCATATTTGATGCACTGTGCATTGGTGGCTTGGCAGTGATGCATAACACCATAAGTGATGAGCAAGCTCGACTGATACGCAGTCTAGGCAAAGAGATTACTGTGGTGCCAGACCAAGACTCGGCAGGCATGGAACTGGTGGATCGTGCAGTGGAACTAGGATGGGCAGTGAGCATGCCACCCTGGCCTGATGACGTTAAAGATGTCAACGATAGTGTGGTTCGTTATGGTCAGTTGGCAACCATGCTAACTATATTTGAAAACAGAAACACTAGTCGAATCAAAATAGAAATGAGGAAAAAACAACTTGTTAAAAGAATACGGAATTGATGTACAGAAATTATTCCTGGAAATGATGTTGGAGGATGCTGCCAGCTACGTGCGAGTCCAAAACATTTACAATCCAGAAAACTTTGATCGAAGTCTTAGGCCAGCGGCTGCGTTTATGAAACAACACAGCGAAAAACACAAAACTCTGCCGGATATCACGCAGATCTCAGCCACCACTGGAATCCGACTGCAATCAGTGCCGGACTTGAATGAAGGACATTACGAATGGTTCATGGAAGAGTTTGAAGCATTCACACGCAGACAAGAACTAGAACGTGCCATCTTGGCCGCAGCAGACCTGTTGGAAAAAGGTGAATATGGTCCAGTTGAAAAACTGATCAAAGACGCAGTACAAATCAGCTTGACCAAGGACATGGGCACAGACTATTTTGCCAATCCCAGCGAACGTATCAACAAATACTTCAACTCAGGCGGACAAGTCAGCACAGGGTGGCCACAGCTGGATAGACTGTTGTATGGTGGATTCAGTCGCGGTGAGCTGAACATCTTTGCTGGAGGATCAGGATCAGGCAAAAGTTTGGTCATGATGAACATTGCATTAAATTGGTTGCAGCAAGGACTCAGTGGTGTATACGTCACACTGGAATTGAGTGAAGACTTGACCAGTTTACGTACAGATGCCATGCTCACAAACATGAGTACCAAGGACATACGTAGAGACATTGACACCACCGAGCTCAAGGTCAAAATGATGGCCAAGAAGTCGGGCAATTACCAAGTCAAAGGCTTGCCAGCACAAAGCAATATCAATGACATCAGATCATATTTGAAAGAGTATCAGATTCAAACAGGCAAAAAAGTAGACTTTGTGATGATTGATTACTTGGATCTGTTGATGCCAATCAGTGTCAAAGTCAATCCCAATGATCAGTTTATCAAAGACAAGTATGTGAGTGAAGAACTACGCAACTTGGCCAAAGAACTGCAAATACTCATGGTAACTGCAAGTCAGTTGAATCGCAGTGCAGTAGAAGAAGTGGAATTTGATCACAGTCACATTGCTGGCGGCATTAGCAAGATCAACACAGCAGACAATGTGTTTGGTATTTTTACCAGCAGATCAATGAAAGAACGCGGCAAGTATCAGATTCAATGTATGAAGAGTCGCAGTTCCACAGGTGTGGGACAAAAGATTGATCTAGAGTACAACATTGAAACCATGCGTATCACCGACGAAGGTGGTGATGAAGGAACTGGTTATAACAAGCCGCAAACATCAATCATGGATTCAATCAAGGCCAAGAGTCAAGTTGTTGCCAGCGACAACTCTGCTTGGCAGGCACCTGTAGGTGGCACACATGCCTGGGACAAACCAGTGGTCAATCACGGAGATGTTGCCAAAGTGGTTGGTGTAGTAGAAAGCACCAAGCTCAATCAATTGCTGAAAAATATTAAAGCGTCATAATGACATGTATTGACATTTATAAAAATATAAACATTGTTGCTCAGAAAAATGCATTAGCAATTTCGCCTTGTTGTATATCTCCTGTACGCTCAGCTGAAGTAATTGATTTTTTAAACAACAAATACCTGGTTAGTCTTCGCAATGAGATATCTACTGGACAGTTACCAACAGCATGTAGTAATTGTAAAGATGCCGAAGCTGCTGGACTAACAAGCCGACGGCAAGGTAGCAACTCTTGGTATAAAGATCACAACCTTAACAACAACAAGGTTGAGCTGATTCGTATGGATTACTGGACTGGCGATACATGTAATTTGGCCTGTGTGATATGCGGACCGAATAACAGTAGTGTGTGGAAGCAAGAACTTGGGCTACCTATAGAATTACAAAAATCAACGGCCAATCAGTTTTGGAAAACTATCAACTTGAGTAATATACAATTTATACATTTCAATGGCGGTGAACCGTTGCTGAGTAAAGAGCATGTGAAATTGTTACATGCGATTGAGCACAAAGATCAAGTACACTTGAATTACAACACCAATGGGACTATATTACCAAATAAAGAGTTGTTGACTTTGTGGGAACAATTTAAATTGGTGCAACTTGATTTCAGCATTGATGATGTTGGTGAAAGATTTGAATACCAACGGTTCCCAGCAAAGTGGGCTCAGGTGACAGATAATTTGCAATGGTACATTGATAATGCGCCGCATAATTGTATGTTTGCTACCAATACCTCAGTTGGCATACTAAATTCTTACAATCTCAAACAGTTAGAAGAGTGGCTGCAAACAAATTTCCACACCACACGATTTACAGATCCTATAGAACACCGACAACAATTAACAAATGGGGTGTTTGCTCTTAAAGATACAGACAAACGAAAATTCAAAATAATTGCTACCTTGGACTCTATTGATCAACGACGGGGCACAGATTGGCGTGCTGTATTCCCAGAACTGTTTCAGCAGATGTTCAAAATGCAAAACTAAAAGAACTACCGGAGCAGATCAAATCAAATTAAGCAACAGTGGTCACAGCAGTCCAAGTGGTGCTGCCAGTTGTGTTCACATACATACGTGTGGCAGTAGTAGATCCGTCAGTTCTCAAATAAAGACTGCCTTGTGCAGCTGACAAGGTTGGCGCACCAGATCCAAAAAACACACCAAGATTGGTAGTACTAGACATCAACAATCCAGCGCCTGCTGTGCCACCGGCAGGTACAGCAGTGGCAGCAAGCAATCGTACATTTCCAGCAGATGAAACCACACCACTTGATATTACATTGCCACCAGTTATATTACCGGTTGCACTAACCAATCCGCCTGTGCGTATATTACCACCTGTGACATTACCTGTTGCACTGACAAATCCAGATGCTGATACATTGCCAAGAGAAAGGTCTGTCACAGACACATTACCAAATATGTCTCCGCCCACATACAGGTTACCTGCAATACCTACACCGCCTGCTACGATCAATGCACCTGTGGTGGTACTGCTGCTAGCAGTAGTGGCTGCCACATTCACAGTGTTGGTAAAATAACTTAAAGGCCTATTCAAATCAAACACAGTAATAGTAGTACCGCCATCGCTGGTCACAAATCCAAATTCATAATATCCAGTGGCACCAAAGGTGATCACATTGGCGCTGATACCTTGGATGCCAGTGAGCCCCAGCGTGACTGCGGCCGGAAGAGTCATGGTATAAGCAGTATTGGTAATGTTGGCCTGCACTCGCATCATGCCCACAGTGCCCGATGTTGGAAAGTTAGAGAATCCCAATGTTATGCTACCAGTGGTGCTGACAGTTTGATAATGGCCGGCCGAATAGTCCAGGGTAATGGCACCGGATGTCACAGTGTTTTGTACAATGCTGCCAGAAAAATCTCTTATGAGTGCAGAATAGATCAATTGATCACCCATGTTGTTGTCCAAGGTGGTGCCACTCAATGCACTCTTGAGCACAGCTTTGTTTTCCAAATCAGTTATTTCGTTTGCGGCGTAGGTAAAATTGGTTTGGATGTTGGTAAAGTTGTCACGGAATCCCTGTGTGTTGTTGGGCACGCCAGCAACCGGGTAGTTGGCGTCGATATTTTGCGGGTTGATGCTGCTGGTCATTATGTAGTATCCTTGTTATAGATATTTATTCACATCCAGAAATCGCTAAATAATCCAAAGGTCACTGATTTACATGCAAAAGAAAACACGCAGCATACTAGAAGAACTAGACAGTCTGTACATCGAGCGAGATCGTCGGTTGGTGATAGAAAATCGCGCGAGCAACGTAATAGCCA